CTACATAAATTCCACCTTCGTGACCCACAGGTGACGGCGTTTCTGGCGCTTCCCTTTGGCTCCCGTATACCACTCTTCTTTAAAATCAAAGTAAATATCTTTCACAGCTATATTCAAAAACTCATGTTTTTCACGCGGAGTCAGCTTCTTATAGTTATCGATGATAGACTTCGCATAAATTTCTATCTGTTCCGGAGAGGCTGTTTCCACTTTCGCTTTTAACTGCGACCGTTCTTCCTCCCATTCATTGATAGCGTACTGCGTTTCTTCCATCCTGGTCTTGAATTCTTCATCACTGATCCAGTCATTCGCCCATCCTTTTTGATATTTGGCCCGTTGATTCTCCAGCTGCTTAATCTTCTTATCAATTTCTTCTCTTGGATCTTTCTCTTTCATTTCCGGTGGGACTCCATGCACATGTAACGTTTCTATGTAATTCATAAAGGCTTCCTCAAATTTCGTTTCGCTGAAGCTGACGGCTTTCCGTTTATCACGAGAGCACTTTTGGCACGTGTATCTATTGTGTTCCAGCAAAGACCCGTCTTTTCGTTCATACGTATTCCGTTCACTAGTCAAATGCGTACTGCATTGAGGACAGACCAATTTCATCTGATACGTGAAAAAGGAATTCACCTTTCGCTTTTTATGGTTCTGCCGGGACGTCAGAAGTTTTCCGAGATGCAGGAAACGTTCTTTGGAAATCAAACCTTCATGCACATCCTCAAAAAGCTCTCCCTGCCACATCATTCCACCATACAAAACAGGATTCCGTAACATCGATAATATACTGGTGCCATGCCATCGATAACCTCGGACAGGCTGATGAGGACTATCATTAAGATACGTGGCCAACCCTTGGAGCGAATACCCTTCTTCGATTTTTTGGATCATATCCAGGAGCACCTCCGAGCGTTCGGGATGCGGATATAGTTTATGATCCTTTTTGATAAATCCGAAAGGCGTTTGAGCATGATACTTCCCCTGCCTGGCTTTTTCCACAAGACCCATCCGAATACGTTCCCCCAAATTTTCTCGTTCCCACTGTGCCATAGCTGCCACAACATTAATGAACATACGCCCCATGGCGGTCGTCGTATCATATAACTCTGTCGCAGACACAAAAGCACATTCGTTTTCTTCCATATCATTCAGCAGGTTTTGCAGATCCAGTACGGATCGAGTGAACCGGTCGAGCCGATACACCAACACCGTCTTTATCTTTTGACGTTTGATGTCTTCCAACAGTCGCTGCAGTTCAGGACGGTCGGTATTCTTGGCCGACACGCCCTGATCCACGTACAGTTTATAAGAGTCCCACCCCTGCGCCATGCAGTAGGCCTCTAACTTCTGCTTCTGGGCGCTGATGGAAAACCCTTCTTTCACCTGCTCCTCTGTGCTCACTCGTATGTAAATCCCTACATTCATGATTCATCCTCCTTATAGATCGTGTGTCACTCTCATAGCTTTACCGATAATACGTGCAGGGTTATCTTCATTCACGAAGATAGGGTCATGTTTATGGTTATCCGGAAGCAGAATGATATTATCTCCCTGTTTCTTCACCCGTTTTAAAGTAGCGTCTACATCTCCGTTCAATAAGACAGCTGCAATCTCCCCGGATTCTACATCTGTCTGATGACGGATCAAGACAAGAGATTCGGTCGGTATAGTAGGGGTCATGGAATCACCTTTGCAACGAAGATAGAAGACATCACCTTGTGGTAAGTAGTCCGTCGGTTCATATCGGTATTCTTCGATATTTTCATTCGCAAGAATCGGGTCACCGCAGGCAATCGTGCCGATGATAGGGACGGCTGTCGTTCTGTTCACGCGGTATAGATTTTGCGCTTCTGCTACCAGGTTGGTTTTGTTTCCTTCTTTTTCGTTCAGAATATAACTTTTAGGCAAATCGAAGTGGTCCGCGATTTTTTGAATAGCACCCATGCGTGGGGCTGATTTTTGCAAAATCCACTTTCCTACGGTCGAAGCGGATACCCCGGCGATAACACTTAGTTCTTTTTGCGTTAATTTATACTCTCTCATCAAGGTTTGTAAATTTTCGGATATAATCTCGTTCATTTCTTTTTCCTTCATTAATTGTTCCTCCTTTTTGATAGTTATATAATAGCATTATATTCCACAATTTAATAGTATTATTCCAAAAAAAACGAAAAAAATTCTACTTTTCCCTTTACAATAGAATTTAATTCTAGTAATCTTTTAAGTACAGAAGGGAGGACAGCTTATGACAAACAAAACAGACTTCCCCCAAATCAGTTTGAAAGCAGCGCGGGCCAATGCGGGTATGAGTATTGCGGAAGCCAGTAAAGCGTTGGGTATCAGTCACACCACACTGGTGAAATGGGAACGTCGTCCGGGAGACCTGACACCGAATCAGCAAAAGAAGATCGAAGAAGTATATCAGTTCCCGACAGACTATATTTTTTTTGGAGATTGAGTAGAATTTAATTCTAGTAGGAGGGAGCGATGATGGACGATCATCCGATCAGCAAAGAAACGCAGCAGCGTATCTTCGAATTTTTTCTTCGCACTTCCGCACCACGGTTATATGAAGAAGATAGAAAACGGAAGGAGGGAGAACGTGAGTCAGAATCAACGCCATAGCATCTATCATGTTGCAGGTTGGGTGTTATCCCTCGTGTTCCTGTACTGGACATTGATTAATATTTGAAAAGAGGTGAGGAAATCATGAAAGATCTTGAACATCCGGATGTTACGGAAGTCAATCGTACCGGAGGGGTCAACAGAAACGATGACCACATTTATGGCACGGACGCTCTTGGTAACGAAGTATTCGTCGGGGATGAAATCTACTGGTTCGACGACGGTCATTATTACCTGGTGGAAGCCATTCGAGAAGACACCAAAGAAGTGATTCGTACCTTTGGCGGTCAGCTGCATATCGCAGGCCGGACTATTTGAAAGGAGGTGGCAGATGATTGGAAGAGAACAAGCTTACAAAAGGTGATGTGATTTTATATTCTTTCGGCTTCAATTATGTGGAAGCTAAAATTCAAAAAGTGTTCATAGGTCGAGGAGGTGTCTTTTACAAAGTAAGACATAAAGGTTTATCAGGAGCCGGTTTCACGGATTTCATTCCGGAACAAAGAGTCGCTGCAGTTATTAAAAGGAGGTGAAAACATATGCAATGCATCCGATGCCAGCAACATCCCTCACAGATTGAAGAATACAAAGAAGCGGCATACGACATGGAAATGAGTCCGGAATCCTACGTTCGAATGGATGAAGGAACGTATCATTCCCGGACCGATTTCTTCTGCTGCACCAGTTGTTATGTTGCGTTAGGTGCACCTGTCCTGCCCGATCTCATCGGTATGTATGAACATGCGATGGGGAAAGATGGCACGATCATTCCGTTTCCGACACAAAAATAAGCCCGCACGGCAATGCGGACTTCAAAACAAAAGTAGTTACATTTACTATACCACATCAGGAGGTACCCATCTATGGAAATTAAAGTGAAGATTGATGCAGAAGGATTGGAAGCTGCAATTCATACCCTGGCCCAAGTGCTCGGTAATTTCGATTACCCTGTAAGTCTGCCAGAGGCACAGAAGGACGAAGACCCGGTAGGCAAAGAAACATCTGAACCAAAACAGGAAGCACCCAAAGAAGAAACACCCCCTGTACAAGAAGAGAAAAAAGAAGAACCTGACCAGAAATCGAACTTTACGATAGATTCAATCACATCAAAAACTCGTGAATTCATTCAGGCTGACAATGCCAATCGGAAGAAGTTGAAGAACTTCTTGCAGGAGAAAGACGTGGACAAAGTGAGCAACCTTCCAGAGAAACATTACGATGAATACATGGCTTTCATTGAGGAGAACATGCAATGAGTGTCAATCATTCAGACCGGGGGCATGCCCTATTATCAGCTTCCGGAGCTCATCGTTGGTTAGTCTGCACCGCCTCTCCTTCTATGGAAAAAGGCATTGCCGACACGACGAGCACCTTTGCTGAAGAGGGCACCTTTGCTCATGAGCTGTCAGAACTTCACTTTGCTCACTTGTATCAAGGTATGACGAAACGGAAGTTCAATGCTGAATTGAAAAAGCGAAAAGAAAACGAATACTACTCGGAAGAATTGCATGATTATGTGAAAGAGTATGTCAGCCAGGTAGAAGAACACATTAATGAAGCGAAAGCTCGTGCCGATACGGAACCGACTTTGATGTTTGAAGAAAAGCTCGACTTAAGCACGTACGTTCCGGAGTCATTCGGAACCGGTGACGTCATCGTCTATAACGGAGGCGTGCTGGAAATCATCGACTTGAAATTCGGCAAAGGTATCGAGGTCTCTGCAATCGATAACCCGCAGCTGCGTTTATATGGGTTAGGTGCACTGGATATCTTCGACATGATCGAAGATGTGCACGAAGTAGCCATGACGATTGTCCAACCGCGACTGAACAACTTATCGACAGAACGACTGTCTGTGGCTGAACTGAAAACTTGGGGTGAAGCTTATGTACGACCACGGGCAGAAGAGGCATGGAACGAAGAAGGGACGTTCGTGCCTGGAGAACACTGCCGGTTCTGTAAAGTCAAGAACACTTGTAAGGCACGTGCCAATCATTACCTGAACATGAAGAACAAACTGAAAGACCCGAACCTCTTATCGAGTGATGAAATTGCAGACATTCTTTTTCAGGCAGATGAAATGCAGAAATGGGCGAAAGATGTGCAAGATTATGCCCTTCAGCAGGCCAAGAACGGAAAACGATTTGAAGGTTGGAAGGTCGTCGAGGGACGAAGCAAGAGAACCTATAAAGATGAAGATAAGATTATTGAACTTTTGCAGGATGAGTATGACGAAGATGATCTGATAGAGAAGAAGTTGCTCTCCATTTCAAAATTGGAGAAGAAGATTGGTAAGAAAACAGTCGAAGATCGATTAAAGGAGTATATCGCAAAACCACCTGGTAAACCGACACTGGCACCGGAAAGTGATAAACGACCGGAAATGAACAGTGCAGATAATGATTTTGACACTATCAATTAAAAGAAAAAGGGAGAGATTCAACTATGGCAATTTCAGCGAAACGTAACGGAACAAAAGTAATCACAGGTGAAGTCCGCGCTTCCTATGCAAATGTATGGGAGCCGCAATCCATCAATGGCAGCGATGAGAAATATTCCGTCAGCTTGATTATCTCGAAAGAAGACACGGAGACCATCAAAGCTATTGAACAGGCTATCGAAGAAGCGAAGGAAGACGGTAAAGCAAAATTCGGTGGAAAGATTCCGAACAGCTTGAAAACTCCTCTCCGAGACGGGGATGAAGAACGAGAAGATGATGAGGCTTATAAAAACAGTTACTTCATCAATGCAAACCGGAACGCCAGCCAGGGACAACCACAAATCGTGGATGCGTATAAGAACAAAATCACAGACACGACAGCCGTTTATTCCGGCTGCTTTATACGAGCGTCCGTTAATTTCTTCGCCTTCAATACAAACGGCAACAAAGGGATTGCTGCTGGCCTTGGTAACATTCAGAAAATCCGGGACGGTGAAATGCTGAGTGGCGGATCTACAGCAGATGAAGACTTTGACGAACTTGATACTGATGACGACGACTTGATTTAAGGCTCATAGGGGGTTCCGCGGAATCCCCTTTTGCTTTAGAAAAGGATGGATGCTATGAAGCGTTTAGCTGTAGATATTGAGACCTATTGCGAACTGGATTTAAAGAAAGTGGGCGTCTATCGATATGCCGAACATGAAAGTTTCGACATTTTGATTACCGCTTTTGCATTTGATGAAGCCCCCGTCCAGCAACTGACGAAAGAAAATCAGACCTTATTCATGGAAGCCTTACAAGATCCGCATGTTATCAAAACAGCCCACAATGCCAACTTTGAACGCGTTTGTCTTTCGCACTATCATAACGTGGCCATGCCTCCTGAACAATGGAGGTGCACGATGGTCGACAGTACACGCATAGGATTGCCTGCAGCTCTCGGACAGATCGCCCAGGTACTGAAACTGGAGGAACAAAAAGACAAAGCAGGCACCCACCTCATCAATTATTTTTCGAAACCTTGTAAACCGACGAAAACCAATGAAGGACGGACACGGAACCTGCCAGAACATGATCCGGAGAAATGGGAAGAGTTCGTCGCTTATTGTATCCAGGACGTAGAGACCGAACGGGCTATCCGAAAAAGGGTTGATGAATTTCCCGTACCTGAATCTGAACAAAAACTCTGGGCTCTGGATCAGAGAATCAATGACAGAGGGGTCCGAGTGGATGCTGATCTAATGGCAGGAGCTATCACTTGCGATAAACAAACGAAGAATGAAGTCATGCAACAGGCCCGGCATCTGACGGGACTGGATAACCCGAACAGCCCAACGCAATTGCTTGAATGGTTCCAAGAACAGGGAGTGGAAATCGAGAATCTGCAGAAAGCTTCCGTAGAAGCCCTGCTCGAGTATTATACATCCGGCCCTGTCCATGACGTATTGAAAATCAGACAGGAACTCTCAAAAAGCAGTGTGAAGAAGTATGATCGCATGAAACAGATGATGTGTTCCGACAAGCGCGTCCGAGGTATCCTCCAGTTCTACGGTGCTTCGAAAACAGGACGATGGGCGGGGCGAGGCGTGCAGGTGCACAACCTTACGAAAAACTACATGAGTCTTTCCCGCATTCGGACGGCTCGTAAGCTAGTGAAAGAACAAGACTTTGAAGGATTGGATCTCATTTACAACGAGAGCCGCCAGAACATTCTCAGCCAATTGGTCCGAACGACGTTTGTTCCAAGCGAAGGTTATAAATTTGCTATCTCCGACTTCTCCGCGATTGAAGCTCGGGTGATTGCCTGGCTTGCCGGTGAACAATGGAGACTGGATGTTTTCAACTCACACGGCAAAATCTATGAAGCTTCAGCTGCTCAGATGTTCAAAATTCCGGTCGACTCCATATCAAAAGGGAGCCCGGAACGGCAAAAAGGGAAAGTGGCAGAACTTGCTCTCGGTTATCAGGGAGGCCCCGGCGCTCTTATCAGCATGGGTGCTTTGAACATGGGAATGGAAGAATCAGACCTGCGCCCCCTCGTCGATGCCTGGCGAGAAGCTAATCCGAATATCAAAAATTTCTGGTATGCCTGTGACCAAGCAGCGCTTACAGCGGTGAAAGATAAAAAAATCATAACTACCCATGGGATAACGTTCCGACGAGAGAAAGGGTTCCTTTTCATCGATTTACCGAGTGGTCGAAGTCTTGCCTACGCCAAACCACACGTTACCGAGAATAAATTCGGCCGGGAAGCTGTGGCTCACTACGGACTGAACGAGAAGAACAAATGGGCGAAAGTTGATGCATACGGTGGAAAGTGGGTGGAGAACATTGTTCAGGCTGTGTCTCGAGACATTTTGGCAATCGCCATAGAACGGCTGAACGATATCGGATATACCACTGTTATGCACGTACATGATGAGGTCGTATTGGAAGTCCCGGAGGATGATGAGGACGCTCTTGGAAAAATAGAAAAACTGATGGGCGAGCCAGTCAGCTGGGCGGAGGGTTTGCCTCTTGCAGCAGACGGTTTTGAAGCAGAGTTCTACATGAAAGATTAAGAGGAGGCTTGCTATGGAAGACATGGAAACCTTTTTAACCGATTTGAGAAATACACTCAAAGATGCTCCGAAAGAATACGATCAGCTTCATCAAGATTTGAAACGCGTGGAGGGGGAGCTGAACGATATCCACCACTACATTGAGTTTTGTAATATCAATGCAGCCCAGGCATGGAAAGTCTATGACTCCCAGCGCACCCTGTACCGAGAACGACGAACCATCAAAGACCGCATGGAAACGTTAAAAGCAACCAAACATCTTTTCGATCGCATGAGAAAGCAGTACGGCAATGAAATGAACCAGGTGCTCGGAAATGTACGGAAGCTGAAAGAAACACAAAAGGTCCGAAGCTACCGGCCGCGGGTACGGAGTGAATATGCCGAAATCATCAATAACAGAAAGGACGACTAGCATGAACCTATCAAAACTATACAATATTCAGGGTGGTCTGGATTACCACATCGGTAAAGAAAAAGGTTTCATCGAAGGTGAAAACATGGACTGGAAAGTATTAGCGCTTCACACAGAAATCGGTGAACTGGCGAATGAATGGAGAGGCTTTAAAAAATGGAGCAATGATCAGGAGCCTCGCAGAGAAAAGATGCTTGAAGAATACGTGGACTGCCTGCATTTTGTTCTTAGCATTGGGTTAGAAAAAGGATATCGACTTAGTTATTCCAATATTGCGTCGATGAAAGCTGATTCCATAACAGAACAATTCAATGCTCTGTTCCGGAAAGTTGGCGACTTCTCTCAATTTCGAACAATAGGAAACTACAATACGATTTTTGATTTGTTTCTCAGCCTCGGAGAAATGCTCGGATTTACGGAAGATGAGATCGAGGAAGCGTACCTTGCAAAAAATAAAATTAATCATAACAGACAGCTTACAGGCTATTGAAGAGAGGGAGACCATGAAAAAACTATTCAGTTTTGTCAGAGACCTCTTGCCTTATATCGTCATCGCAATAGTGATCATCAGCTTAATTATCAATATGATCACAAATAACTTAACCGGGCAGTTGATGGATCTGAACTGGTTCACTCTTTTCATAGTCCTGCTGGTGTGGTCAGAATTAAGCGAGATAAGACGGAGGCAGGAACAGAACAGGAAATTCATGTTTGATATGGCTCGGTATCTTATCAGAGCACGAAAAAACAAGGAGGACTAATCATGAGATTAATAGACGGCCAGAAACAAGAAATAGGCAGCACAATAGATCAACTCCGCAACGCGGTTCCGATGCAATTGGAAATATATAAAGAAGTAGCCAAGCTTCATAAAGGTTATTTCGACAGTTTGGTAGAGGAAGGATTCACAGAAGAACAAGCGCTTCATATTGTTACTGTGCAGGGCATCAATGCTAATGGACAACCAACAGAATAGGAGGGGATGGGAATGACCACATCATTACAGGAAGCGTTTGGAAGCATGGCAACACAATTCATCAACGTTCTTGGGAATTTTCGAAAAAGTGTGATTAACAAATTGAAAATCATGAGAATCGCTTCTGAAATCGACGGCAAAAAGGAACGACTTACTCACATCGAAAACACACTCCTGCCTGTGACCAAAAAGAGTGTCCGACGCAAGAAATTGCTGCAGGAACAGAAGCAGCTGCAGGCATCTATCCAGGGCTTGCGAGCTGATTATCACCGGTTGCGTAATCAACAGAAACGAAATAAACCGATTGATCCAGATGAGATTGATACCGCGTTTATGAATTTGAAGGGGTGGAGGAATAATGAATAAAGTAACTTTGACAAAGCAACAAGCGGAAGCATTGCAGTCAATGTTGAGAGATGGATGTGAAAAAGAAAACGTTATTAAGTTTTTGGCGAGAGAGGATAAATTTGTTTCTGAAGTTCATGAACCGTTAAACAATATGCCGATTTTGGAAATTGCGGCTGCGATTATCAACGGTTATGACGTTGAACAAACGCCGGAAGAAAAATTGAAAGATTATTACGATGAACACAACATAGATAATTTCATCAATGACGATTTCTCCGGACCTATAAATGTTGCGAAGGGTAGGAGAGACGGAATATTAAAAACACTTGCAGTCCTTGACATCGAGATCGAAGGCATCAACAAATGAGGAATGAAAGGGTGGTGGCATCATGAGAGAAATCAAACAGATCCTCAATGACATACTGGACGAACAGGAACAAAAAGGCATCGAGACGTACGGCACAACCTTAGAAGAAGCGTCTCACAGTGACTATGACTGGAATCGTATGGCACTGGAGGAAGCTATCGACTTAGCACAATACCTGGCGAACGAAAACAGGCGGCTCCGATCCGTGGAGCATTTGAAAGTAAAGCGAGAGATTCCAACAGTTATCAGCTATGACGGAAGAAGATACGTGTTTGACCCTAATAATTGAGAGGAGTGAAGCATTATGAAAATGCCATTTGATAAAAGACCGACTTGTGCATGTGGAGTAAAAATGAAGTTCACAGAGTATCGAGGGTACTACGACTCTTTTTGGTACTGGGAATGCGAAAACTGCAATATCGAAAATGAGATGGAACGTTATGAGCCAGATACCAGCTGGAAAGGTGCTTATGCTTAGAAAGACGCATCAGACACATTTAGCGAAGGGGTGAAGAGATTGGGATACATTTTAATTTTTGGTGAAGATGAGTACGTTGAATCTTACCACTTGGGCAACAAGGAAGTCACTACGAGTCCAGTTCGTAAAGATGCCATTGAATTTGAAAACAAAGAGAACGCTGAATTTATTGCGGAACGTGTGGGTGCTCGAGTGGTTAATACGTAATCCGATGATTACATGCAACAGAAAGGGGGCGTTGAGGTGAACATGGTTAACGTGAATTGTTTGGCGAAAAAAACAGGCATTCCCTACCCTACCCTATATACGAAAATTTATTACCACCACATGACTCCAGATGAAGCTGTTGCTTCATATCGAGATTTTCACAACAGGCGGATTTACAGAGGGAAAGCCCTGGATCATGACATTTCGGAGAGAGCTTTTCGTGCTCGTGTTTACAACGGATGGAGCTATGAGATGGCTTCTACCATTCCCGTATCTGATGGCAGTAGGAGAGCTGGAGAAGCCGCAATAAATGCGAAAGATTAGGAGGATGTCACACCATGAACCTCACACAACTGGAAAAGAAACTGGACGAGCACTATCAAAAAATATCAACCTCTATTTCCGAGTATGCTAAAAGTATCGAGGCTCGGCTCACAGAGCAGGTACAGACGAACAAGCAGCTGCAGAAGAAACTGGATAAGTCGGAAGCCAAACGACAGGAGGCGGAAGTGAAAGCGAAGGACGCAGATAAATGGGAGAAGAAATATTACCGCCTGAAAGAAACGGGAGGGTCCGGCAAGACGGAACGGAAAATCAGAACCGTTACGCGCTATACCGCTTATGTAGTATTCAATGGCCGACCGATGGAAGTCGGAACCTATGACAACAAGGAAGATGCCTACGCTGCGGAAAAGAGAGCCGCCAAAGAGCTTGCTAAAAATTAACCAGGAGGGATATACATGCCGAATGTAACAGGGGATCTGACCAAAGCGAAAGAACTGCTCCGTGATACCGATAAAACGGTTCGGGAGATTGAAGAAGAGACCGGCGCCAATCCCAAAACCATCTATTATCATGCCAAACGGATCCGTGATGCAGCAAAAGAACAGAACGAAAGTAACAATGAATTGACGGAGTCTCTCCAGAAAACATTGAAGGACAGTTATGACGAACTCAAACGGTACGCTGCTGAATTGGAACAGGATGTGGCTGCTAAAGATAAAGAAATCGAGCGTTTGCATGCAGAACTGACAAAAGAAACCCATACAAAAACTGAATCGGCGCTACCGGACACGTCCGATTGGAAAGGGCAGCATGATGATGTGCTTGAAAAGTATGAGTATGCTCAGATCCAACTCACTCGAGTAGAAAAGCACGCGGAATTCGATAGAAAAGAAGCCCAGGATCGCATTGATAATTTGTTGAAGCAGCTGCGCACTGAACAGCAAAGAGCGGACTACCACGGGAAGCGTGATCACTATTTAACGGAACTCCTAAAGCTCGGATAAAGAAAAGAGGGTTGTCGGATGAAACTGGAAAAGCCGAACGAATTGAAGCACTTACACCATGACGGAGAGCTCAGTATCGCTACTGCCGATAATCGGATGGCGAAACACTGGAGAAACCGAGAGCTGACCTGGTCCGACTTCCTGGCACGCATCAGTGAAACGGTTCGAACCAAAGAGTCAGCTACGGAATACCTGAAAATGAAGAAGTCGCAACAGGATGATATCAAAGATGTGGGAGGTTTTGTCGGCGGCATGTTGAAAGAAGGCCGCCGGAAATCAGATAAAGTGTTCAACCGAACGCTCCTCACTCTTGATATCGACTACGGGGAAGAGGGGATGCCGGAGATCATCGATATGCTCTTCGGGCATGCCTACGCCCTGTACTCTACGCACAAACACAGAGAATACCGGCCTCGGTTACGCTTTATCGCTCCTTTGTCTCGTCCGGTTACAGCGGAAGAGTATGTAGCCGTCGGAAAAAAGGTAGCCGAACAGATCGGCATCGACTATTTCGATGATACAACGTATCAGGCACACCGTTTGATGTACTGGCCGAGCACCAGTGAAGATGCCGAATTCATATTCACGTATCAGGATGAACCCTGGTTGGATCCGGACGATGTACTTGGCCAATATCTGGATTGGCGAGATCCACTGGAATGGCCGTCCTCCTCGCGGCAGCAGCAGGATTATAAGAAATTAGCAGATCGGCAGGGAGATCCTTACGAAAAACCGGGGCTCGTCGGAACGTTCAACCGTACGTACTCCATCGAAGATGCCATGTCCGCTTTTTTGCCGGATGTCTATGACTATTATCAGGAGGACCGGTACACCTATAACGAAGGTAGCACGGCTGGTGGTCTTGTCCTCTACGATAATGGGAAATTCGCCTACAGTCACCATGGCACAGACCCTGTCAGCAATATGCTGGTGAACGCTTTTGATTTTGTACGCATCCACTTGTTCAGCGAACGGGACGACGATGCAAAGCCGGATGCTTCCGTTACAGAGCTTCCCTCTTATAAAGCTATGCGGGATCTCGCTCAGAACGATGAAGAAGTGAAAGCGAAGACAGCGGAAGAACGGATGGAAGCAGCGAAAGAAGAATTTGATGAACTGGAAATCGGAGACCTGGAGGATCAGGAAGAGCAGGAACCTGAAGAAAATAAAAAAGAAAAATGGACGAAAAAACTTGTTCTCAATAAACAGGGAGAAGTTGAAGCCAGTGTCCCGAACATCCTTCTTATTCTGGAGCATGACCCTTTTGTGAAAAAGCGGATCGCTACCAACGAATTCACGCAGCGTCTTACTCTATTGCGGGATGTACCGTGGCGTAAAGCAAACATGGATCACTGGACCGACGGGGATGATGCCGGTTTGCGGGACTATCTGGAACGCTTTTACGGCATCTACAATAAAGCGAAAACGGAAGATGCCGTCAAAGTCATGAGTGAAAGACACTCGTTCCACCCGGTCCGTGATTACCTTACATCCCTCGAATGGGACGGCACCGAACGACTGGATACGCTCCTGGTCGACTATCTCGGGGCGGAAGACAGTACGCTGAATCGTGCTGTGACAAGAAAGGCATTTGCGGCGGCTGTTGCTCGTATTATGGAACCCGGCATTAAATATGATTATATGCTTACCCTTTACGGGGCACAGGGTCTCGGAAAGTCGATGCTGCTTCATCGCATGGGTCAGCAATGGTTCAGCGATTCTATCACGACCGTTACCGGAAAAGAAGCTTTTGAACAGCTGCAGGGCGCCTGGATCATTGAACTCGGAGAACTGTCTGCAACCCGGAAAACGGATGTAGAATCCATCAAGCACTTCATCTCTAAACAGGAAGACCGCTATCGGGTGGCTTACGGTAAGAACATTGAAGACTTTCCCCGACAGTGTATCTTCTTCGGTACGACCAATGATGTGACGTTTTTGAAAGATAAAACAGGAAACCGGCGATTCTGGCCCGTATCTGTTAAAGCGGAGAGGCAATTGTTTTCATGGAAAGACCTTACGGATGAAGACATCCACCAGATGTGGGCGGAGGCCAAGTATCGATACGAAGAGGGAGAGCCTCTGTTTCTCCCGGAAGCGTTAGAGGCAGAAATGAAAGAAACGCAGGAAGCACACACGGAGGAATCGCCATGGTTCGGCCTGGTGCAGGAATACTTGGATACCAAATTGCCAGAGGACTGGTATGAGAGAGATCTCGGAGAACGACGGACGTTTTTGGACAGTGACTTCGGAGATGGTCCGGAGGGAACTATGATTCGGGATCGTGTATGCGCGTTGGAGATCTGGGTGGAAGGTTTAGGGAACAGCCGGAATCTGTTTCGGGCGCAGGACCGGAGAGAAATCAACGATATCCTGAGAAATATGCCTGGCTGGAAACCGAACGATAATAACAAGAAAGGGACCTTAAGGTTCGGAAAAGAGTACGGTGTCCAACGGGCGTATGTACGGAAAAACAGCAAGTGAAGGTGTGGGCGTAACCTGAATTAGGCGTGGGCGTGTCTGAATTACGCCCACACTAGTATTTTCCAATTAACCTAAAAAAAGTAAAACAGGTGTGGGCGTCGTGGGCGAAAATTTTGTTACGCCCACACCTTACGCCCACACCTCAAAGCCAGTCATATCAAGGGATTAACCCTTAGTGTGGGCAATGTGGTCGTAATTTTAAGGTAAACTATTTAAAGTATATATAGGGGTAGTATATAGGAGAAACCCCCTATTTTTTATAAAAAGTTGAGAAATCGAAAAAAACGCCCACATCGCCCACACCCATCATTTATGAGGTGAAGACAGTATGAGAGAAAAAGACGTCGAAACGTATCTAAAAACGAACATTGAAAAGAGAAACGGATGGTGTGTGAAATTTGAATCTCCGGGATTATCGGGAGTGCCGGATCGGATCTGCATGGTACCTGGAGGACGATTATTTTTCGTAGAAGTGAAACGACCGGGGCAGAAACTCCGGAAGCTGCAGCAGAAAAGAAAAGAACAATTCGAATCGTTAGGGCAGCACGTGCACACCGTTTCCAACAAAGAAGAAGTGGATGAATTCATGAGGAGGGTTATGGATGGGGATTGAGTTCCAACCTCACGATTATCAGCGGTATGCCATTAATCAGATTCTGAACAATAAGAAATATGCCCTCTTCCTCGACATGGGGCTCGGCAAAACGATTTCAACGCTTACAGCAGTTGAACAGCTTATCTATGACTATGCAGAAATCAGCAAAGTGTTAGTGATTGCTCCGTTACGAGTGGCGAGGGATACATGGAGTCAGGAAGTGAAAAAATGGGATCATACCAAACACTTGAAAATATCAAAAGTTCTCGGGAAAGAGAAGGACCGACGACAGGCGCTTTTGACCGATGCCGATATTTATATCATCAATCGGGACAATGTGGTGTGGCTGATCAACTACTACCGGGAGCGTGGGCGGAAACCACCTTTCGATATGCTGGTAGTGGACGAGTTGTCCAGCTTCAAAGATCCATCATCGAAACGATTCAAGCATCTGAAGAAAATAAGCCCTCTGTTTGACAGGTTTGTCGGTCTTACAGGCACACCGGCACCGAATAGCCTGCTGGACTTGTGGAGTCAGATATATCTCGTAGATCGGGGCGAACGTTTAGGTCAGACCCAGCAATATTATAAAATGCGATATTTTTACCCGATCCACACAGGAGCAGGATTTATTGAAAAATATACGCTGCGTCCAGAAGCGGAAAAGCATATCTATGAACAGATCGATGATATTTGTGTAAGCATGAAAAGTCGTGATTATATCGAATTGCCGGATCGAATCGATAATACGATTACGGTGAAAATGACGAAAAAAGAAAGAGCTTTTTATGAAGATCTGCAGAAAGAGAAGATATTGGAATTTGAAGAGGGCGACATCATTGCGGATAATGCAGGGGCTCTGACACAAAAGCTGCTGCAGCTGTCAAACGGAGCCAGCTACAATGAAGACAGAGGCGTGCAGCTGATCCATGATAAGAAACTGGAAGCTCTGGAAGAGATTGTGCAGGAGGCGCAAGGCCAATCCATCCTGGTGTTTTACAGTTTCCAGCATGACCGGGACCGGATCAAAAAGAAGTTCAAGGAAGCGATGACACTGGATGAACATGAAGACGTAATGAAAGATTGGAATGCGGGAGAGGTTCCTCTGCTATTAGCGCATCCGGCATCTGCAGGACATGGACTGAACTTGCAGCAGGGAGGGCACATCATTGTATGGTTCGGTCTTCCCTGGTCTCTGGAGCTTTATCAGCAGGCGAATGCCAGACTGCACCGGCAAGGGCAGGAAGAAGTCGTTTTCATTCACCACATTCTCTCCGAGAATACGATCGATCAGAAAGTGCTGCGCGTGCTTCAGGGCAAGGAAAAAGGACAGGACGCTCTGATGGATGCGGTAAAAGCACAAATCGAAGAAGCGGGGGTCGCTGAATAATATGACAGTCACGAACATCAAGAAAGCAACATTCAAACACATCGAAAGTGAACTGTATACCTATAAAGATACGCTGAAAGAAATAAGGAAGCTGCGTCAGGAGATCATTAATCCGTATGACGATGACGTGGACGAAAATGTGGGGAGTAATGGAACATCTGATCCGGGGCGGCCTACCGAAAGAGTGGCTACACGACTTCTCACGCACCGAACGTTACGGAACCTGGAGGAGATCATCGTAGCAATAGACTATGCATATGATCTAGTTAGTGAAGACCATCGTAAAGTGATCCGAACGAAATATTGGAGCGGGAAACGACTGAATTGGTATGACGTTTCCGTCCAGCTCAACATGCATCGGAACACAGCGATGAAGCTTCGCAAAGAGGTGATCCTTTTGATTGCAGATAAAATCGGGTGGAGATAGTTGCAAACATTGTGCAAATGGCCCGCAATTTCTTGATATTATGGTAGTGTGGAAAGATAATGACCGAAGACATATCTTCTAAGAGGAGAGATCCGGACGTCATGCCGGGTCTCTTTTCATTTATACCTGAGAGGACGGATCATCATGACCATCACAGGGCTGTTGATTATGGGGATAATATTCGTGTTACTGACGGGGTTGACGGAGGCATGAACATCCAGGCACAATACATCAGCGATATCGACGGGGTGCTTACGGTGGCGTTTTTTGTGCGGGAGAGATTAGTGACTATCGTCTCCGGACCAACGCCTGTAATGGAAAAAAGTTTGGTGTTACTCCGCGAGGCGATGAAGCGTTATAAGTAAACGAAACCTTCCTTTCTCCGCGTCGTACCTGTAAGATAAAGGTAACGATAAAGGAGGAGATTGAATGAATAACAAAGACATGACCGTAGAAGAAGTCATTGAACAGAGAGATCAGGAGATTGCAGACCTAAAGGCGGAGCTAGAAACAGCCGAAGGTGGAGAGAAACGGAAGTTTGAGAAACAGATTAACAAACTGGAGAAAATGAACAAGAAATCAAGAAAGTGGAGTGGTCTTGCTGATAAGGTAGAAAGCACTGGAGAAGCTATGCAACGCACTGGTAAGTCGATGACCAAAGCCGGGATGAAGACCACAGCTATTACATGGACACCTGTTATCTATGGTGGATATAAAGCTGTACAGCATAGCAAGAAAAAGAATCAGACACCAGAGCAGGAGCTTATGGATCTGGTGAAAGAATGTGAACAGGCGTATAAAGATAAGAAGATAGATGAAGCAACCATGAAGCATTACATTACAGACTATGTAGAGAATTATTATAGGGCATAACATATCAAGTCACTCACTTCGGTGGGTGGCTTTTTATATGGGACTACCGCAAAGGTGTGATGCGCATGACAGAATATAAAACAGAACATCAGAAGAAACGTTTTTATAATTCGGGTGACTGGAAACGATTGAGGCAGGAAGCTCTGAAGAAAGATAACTATGAGTGCCAGGAATGCAAGAGACTTGGGTACGTTAATCTTGATAGCGTGAAGGAAGACGGGAAACGCAAAGAGATCAAGATGAATGTGCACCATATCCAGGAGATTGAAGAACGTCCGGATCTTGCTCTCGATCTGGATAATCTGGAGACGGTGTGCTTATACCATCACAATCTGGCACACGGAAGAGTGTGGAAGGAATGGGAGAAGAATCGATGGGCCGATGATGAACTGGATATCTTATAAGAACTTCGGGGGTGACAATCCATGAGTGCTATTCATGTACAGGAAGCATGCGAAACATTAGAAGGATTACTTGAGAGAGACATAGAGAAGAAGGTGCTGACTCATGATGAGTTCCATGCATTGAACCGCTTACTGCTAGAAGCATCAGTCTGGTTAGGTTATAAGGTGAAGGAGGAAGAACAATGATAGTGACACAAACTTATAAGTGTGTATCATGTGATAGAAGTAAAGAGTATTCATTTCGGAATGTACCAGTGCCACAGACTGTCATGTGCGAAGGTGTTGATGGTGATTGTCGAGGTGTAATGACGAAAGCTGATGATGCGGAAAGTCATGAAACAGTAATTGTTTCGTCGAGTGATTATAAAAAACTATTAAAGAGAGAGGAAGAATGGGCGAAAGAAGTCCATGATGTGCAAAGCAGATTGGACTCGGCGATGAGGATTTACTTGGATGCTGCAGAAGAGAGAAAGAAGATAAGGGGAATTCACAAAAAATAATCCCCCCCTTAAATAATTTTGGTCGTTTTTGAACCGCAGGAGACCGGGGAGTGGTCTCGTCTCCCGCAAAAATATGGAAAATCCTCGTGTATAGTCTTTTTACAATAAATGGAAATCAAAGGAAAGGAGGGAGGACGGTGGCAAAACTGAAACGATCGACGATTCGGAAAAGGATTGAAAAAGATTTGCAGGAGCAGCTCGAAGGTAAGACGATCACCGGAAAGCATTACTCTGATTTAATCCAGGATTATCTTTCATTATGGGATTTGAAATGTAAACTCATTGACGATATCGAGGAAATCGGAATCAAAGTGACGGGGATGCATGGGCCGAAGTCCAATCCTTCCATTGCTGATCTCCATAAAACAAACGATCGGATGATCCGTATTCTGGATGCACTGGACTTGAAAGCAGCTGCATCAGAACCTGTACAAAAATTCAACGCAAGCGATTTGATGTAAATGATAGAGAATAAGCACGTCACGTATTATATGAACCAATATGAAGCGGGCGAAATCAAAGTCAGTTCATACGTGGTTCTTTTATTTAATTATTTAAAAGAGCATATTCTGAATCGGGATGATATCTATTTCAATACAGAGGAGCATGAGAATTATATCAAGTTCACCAAAAAGAACCTGTTTCCTCTTGAACCTTTTCAGAAGTTCATTACGGCTTTTGTTTTCCTTTATTACAAAGATGGAGATCACCCGGTATTTGAACAGTTCTTTTTATATAAAGCGAGAGGGGCAGGGAAGAACGGATTAATTTCTTCTTTATGCCTCTTTTTTATCAGTCCTCTTCACGGCATTGATAAGTATGTAATTCCGATTGTGGCGAACAGCGAGAAACAGGCGAAAACATCTTTCAATGAAATCTATGAAGCTATTGAAAGTTCTTCCCGGAGTCAAGTGTTAAAGGCGATTTTTAAAGCTCGGGGGTCCGACATCACCAATAAACAGAACGGAAGCCTGGTCGAATACGAAACGTCCAACCCTAAATCCAAAGATACAAGACGAGACGGAGCGGTCATTTACGATGAAGTTCACGAGTATGAAGATTCCGAGATTGTAGACGTGTTTTCCTCCGGTCTTGGTAAAGTAAGAAACAGTCGTGAGTTCTTCATCACTACGGATGGTTTCCGCCGCGGTGGTTTTTTAGATGACATGAAAGAAAGAGCCATTAATGTGCTACACGGGGAAGCTCCGGAAGATCCCATGTTCCCATTCATGGCCACGCTGGATAGTGATGACGAGATGGAAGATTACAGCTGCTGGCAGAAAGCGAACCCTATGTTTCATGAACCGATGAACGATTATGCACAAAACCTGTTCCGGAAAGTGAAATCACAGTACATTGCTCTCGGTAACTCGAAACCGTCGGCCCGTATTCGATTTATGACAAAACGAATGAACCGACCAGCCACGGATCTTACCACGTCCGTCGCTACAATTGAGGAGATAAAGGCGACAAACCGTCCGATGCCTGATTTGGAACAACAGCCGGCCGTCGGTGGATTAGACTATGCGTCCGTGCGAGACTTTGCCTCTGCCGGTCTCACATTCAAAGACGGAGAAGATTATATCTGGAAAACCCACTCTTTCGTTCGGAGGGAGTTTTTACAAAATGTGAATATCAAAGCTCCAATAGATGAATGGGAAAAGCAAGGGCTGTTAACCATCGTTGATGGCCCAGTCATCAGTATGGACCACGTCGTCGATTGGTTTGTAAAAATGAGAGAGACCTACGGGGTGGACAGGATTGTTGTTGATATGTTCCGTCTTGATCTGGTGAAACCTGCACTGGAAGCAGCAGGGTTTGACGTCAGGTATATACGAAATCCAAAAGCGATACACTCCCAACTGTCACAAACGGTAGAGACATTGTTTGCTGAACGCAAAATCATATTTGGAGATAACCCTCTCATGCGTTGGATGACAAACAACGTGTACGTCCATATTAAAAAAGATGGGAATAAAGAATATCTGAAGAAAGATGAAGTGCGACGGAAGACAGATGGATTCCAGGCGTTTATCTATTCTCTCTGGGAAGCGAATGAAGTATTTGAAGAAGCGCAAGACTTTTATCTGGATGAAATCGTTTTTTAAATAAAGGGGGTGGTACACATAGGTTTTTTCGATATATTCAAAAAAAACAGCGAACTCGACTGGATGTATGATTTTGATTTGATCGAAGATACATCCAACCGGGTGTATTTGAAGCGACTGGCTATTGAAACGTGCGTGAATATGATTGCCCGCACCATCAGTCAGTCAGAGTTCCGGGTCAAGAAAGGTAAGGACGTCGTCTATGATGAATTTTATTATCGGATGAATGTACGTCCGAACAAGAATCAATCCGCCAGCCAGTTCTGGCAGACCGTCGTCCATAAGCTCATCCATGATAATGAGTGTCTAATTATCAAGTCAGACAGTAATGATTTGCTGATTGCCGATGATTTTACTCGCATTGAATACGGATTGGTGGAAGACATCTTCAAAGATGTGACAATCAAAAACTACACCTTTCAGCGGTCGTTCCGAGCAAGCGACGTGTTCTATCTGCAATATAGCAACGAAGACGTATCACGAATGATCACTGGTCTGTTCTCCGACTACGGGGAACTGTTCGGGCGCATGTTCGAATTTCAAAAGTATAATAATCAGATTCGTTCGACTGTCGATTTGGAGAACGTGAACAGTAAGGATCCGGAAACGAAGCGAAAACTTCAAAAGTTCATCGATGACATGTACGACGCGTTTCGTAAAAAAGCATTTGCCATCGTTCCGCAGCAGAGAGGGTTTGTCTATGAAGAAAAATCCAATCGTGCGTCCGGTGCCAGTGTAGATGAAATCAACAAAGTAACCAATGGATTTCTGGATCACCTGGCGAAAGTGATGGGGATCCCTCCTGCTTTAATTCATGGAGACATGGCGGATGTAGAAAAGAACACACGTAACTTTATGACTTTCTGCATTGATCCTCTCCTCAAAAAAATCAAAGATGAGTTTGGCGGTAAGGTTATCGAGAAGAAGGATTATCTGAACGGAGAACGGATGGACATTCGGAGAGTGTCTTATCGTGATATTTTCGATCTGGCTAGTGCGGTGGATAAATTACGTTCGGGCGGTATTTATAATGGCAACGAATTGCGTGAAAAACTTGGTGATGAGAGGGTGGATGAACCTATTTTAGAAGAGTATGTGATTACGAAAAACTACACAGAAACAATTGAAGGGGGTGATAAAGAATGACGAGAGAACAGCTCATAAAAAATGGTATGAAATATCAATTTACGAATGAAGTGAGGGATAACAAACATATCCTTACACTTTCAGGAGTTGTGGCAAAACCGGACTGGATCGACCGGATGCTGGAAATCAAAACCATCAATGCGGAAGATATCGCGAAAGAGTTAGATGATGTGGATATGGATATTCATATTAAACTGAATTCCGGTGGCGGGGATGCATTTGAAGGCATTGAGATTTATAACTATCTTAAAAATCACCCGTCTCATGTGACTATTGAAGTTACAGCATTAGCGGCGTCTGCAGCATCCATTATTTCAATGGGAGCGGATGACATAGTCATGAACACTGGTACGTCCATGATGATTCACCAGGCATCTACAATTGCATGGGGAGATAAGACGGATCTGAATAAAGCGATTAATGCACTGGAAACAATCGACGGATCCCTGGTTGACATTTACGAAGAACAGACAGGTCTTTCCAAAGAAGAACTCGATGATCTACTTGTGAAAGAATCGTGGTTTACCGCTGACGAAGCTGTCGAAAAAGGGTTTGCTAATCGTAAATCCAGCAAAAGAGCGGAGCCATTAGAAGGAGGTGGAAATGAACCTTCTTCTACCGAGGGTGTGGATGCAAGTACCATGCAACAGATGTTTGATGATTTTAGGAAAGAAATGCTGAATGAGTTCCAGCAATCGCAACAACCGATTAATCCAGAACCGAATAATCAAGATCCGAAGCCTGCTCAACGAAACGTGAGTAGCCTTTTTTTGAATCTAAATAACAAATCAAACAAATAAAGGAGAATGACACATGACAATCAAATTTAATAATTTTGAAGATAAGAAACAAGCATTTGCCAAAGCGACACAGGAGGGAACGGAAGAAGAACAGGCGCAAGCTCTGAACGAAATGCTGGACTCTCTTGCTATTGATGCAAAAGAAGACATCCTTAATCAAGTGAACACGCAAATGGCTGACAATGTAGCACTGCAATCCCGGGGCCAAAATGTACTGACCAGTGAAGAAACGAAGTTCTTTAATGCCGTGATTGAAGAAGGTGGGTTTAAAGAGAGCGATACACTTCCGGAAACGACGCAGGAACGTGTGTTTGAAGACATCGTTAAAGATCATCCTCTACTAGAAGCTATTGGCATTCAAAACCTCGGAGCGGTAACGGAGTTCATTTATTCCAACGATCCGAGCGGTCAAGCGGTATGGGGTCCATTGTTTGACGAGATTAAAGGACAGCTGAACGCTACGTTCCGCAAAGAAAAAATTGAACAATTGAAACTCACGGCTTTTGTGCCGATCGCGAAAGACATGCTGCAACTTGGTCCGGTATGGATCGAGCGTTATGTACGTACCATCATTGCAGAAGCGATGAAAGCGGGTCTGGAGCGCGGCTATGTCGCTGGTAAGGGCATGAACAACAACGAACCGACGGGACTGTTGAAAGATGTCAACAAAGACACGGGTGCTGTTACGGATAAAACATCTGCCGGCACGCTTACGTTTGAACCTGGTCGTCCAGTCATCAATGAAATGAGGGACGTGGTGAAAAAGCTTGCCGAGAAACTGGACAAAGACGGAAATGTTGCTGAGCAACCGCGTGAAGTAGCAAACAAAATCGTCATGGTTACAAACCCTTTTGATACGTTCGACATTCAGGCAAACGCTACGATCCAAAATGCGAACGGCGTTTATGTGACGAACCTTCCGTTCAATCCAACGATGACAGAATCTGTGTTCGTTCCAAGAGGCAAAGTCCTTTTCTTTGTTCGTGATGAATACATTGCAGCTGTCGGCGGCGGTGTAGAAGTTAATCGGTACCGTGAAACACTGGCGTTGGAAGACGCAGACGTGTTTATCGCTAAGCGTTTTGCGACAGGTAAACCGAAAGATAACAACGCGGCTCAGGTATATGATCTTAATATCAGCAATGCGTCCACAACGACAACAACGACTGCCGCCGTCTAAGGAGGTAGCTAAATGATTACTACAATCACTCCGGAAATTCTGCAAGAGTTCAAAGATCGGATGCATATATCACATGACGGGGAGGATCCTAATTTAAAAAGGTTGCTCTCTTTTTCTGTGGTGGCAATTCAGGGAGATTGTGGTCCTTTTGATATAAAAGGGGAGTCTCATATTGATTTGCAGGCTAAAGAGTTAGTATTTGAGCGCACACGATATGTTTACAATGATGCGTTGGAGTATTTTAAAAATAATTTTGCGGAGGATATCACTGGGTTAGGGTTGGATATTGAATTTCAACGAATGTCTGATGAAGCTACGACCACCACGACAACAACAACGGACGGAGGGGTGTAAATGTTTCATGAAAAATACAAGCGCCCCACTACGACGTCCGGAGATTTACGCACGCCTGTTACCTTTTACGAGTATCAGCCGAATCCGGGGCCCGAACCAGGCGAACATCAGAAGGCAACGCTCTTTGACTGCTTTGCGCAGGTGGATGAAGTGTGGCTGCGGGATATGGAGCAGGCAAAAGCAAACGGTACACTCTCCGACATCACGTTAAAGATACGTGATCCGCACGGTAGTTATGTGCCGTCGAACAAACATTACGTGAGTGTGCAGTCGGTCTATTACAGCAATGCGCCGTATCGCATTAAAGAAGTCCAACCAAACCTGCAGGACCATCGCTATATCAACATCATTGCGGAGCGCACATCATGAGTGCAGAGGTCAAAGGCATGCAGAAAGTGCTCAAGGAGTTAGAGAGTCGTTTTGGCGAAAACGGAATGCAACAAGTCAGTGATGCTGCCCTGAAAGCTGCCTCTTTGGTTTTTTTAGAAAACCTTAAGTCTGAATTCAGTACGTTCTCAGATGGAGAAGGATATTCACAGGGATATTCCCTTGAAGAAATCACTGCATCCGAACCCAGAACTATTAACGGAAAAAGAGTGATTGACGTGTATTGGAAAGGACCGCATGGTCGCTACCGCATCATACACTTGAACGAATTCGGGACAATCCGAAAACGCAACCCTCCAGGCAAGGGGGCTATTGCCAGGGCAGTTAAAAACTCCGAGAAAGCATACAAACAGGCGATTAAACAAGCAATCGAGAGGGGGCTGTAATCATGATCGAGAATATATACGAGGTGTTGATCGCTGATGATTATATTCGGTCACAGGCGGAGGGTCGCATTAAGTATTATGAATTTCCCCCGACGGGAGACGTTACAGCCCCTTATATTGTGATTGATCCTCTTGCACCCGGTATGAGTGCTGATTATGGTGACAACAAACCGACATCGGAGGAGTTTCTTTATCAGATAGACGTGATGACGCTGAATCGGGATCAGACAAAAGACATTGCCAAACGGATCCGTTCTGTTTTAGAAGAAATAGGCATTATGGAAAATAACTCCGGGTTAGATGAGTGGGATGCCGAGACAGGCATTTTCCGCATTGCTCGTCGATACACCGGTAAAGTAGTAACTATAAAATGAGGAGTGATTATTGATGGCGACGAAAAACTATCGCAGCTTTACAGGTCTGAAAGAATTTTATTATGGCGTGCTGGATGAAAACACGAATGCTATCACGGAAGCGGCACCGGAACGCATTGAGTTCTTGCAGAACATTAGCATTGAAACACCGCAGGAAGTAGTGAAAGCAAACGGGGATAACAAGATTGCAGCAATGGCTGTTTCTACCGACTCCACGAGTCTTACAACAACATTCCACGATATCCCGATTGAAGATAAAGCCAAGATTTACGGCCTGGTATCTGTTAATGGTCTGCACGGCATGTCGGCTGAGCCTAAACCGCCGTATGTCGCGTGTGTCTTTGCAAAAACTGCAGAAGGTGGCGGCAAAGAGTGGATCGGGTTTACGAAAGGTATTTTCACTGCTCCGAACACGGAAGGTGCTACCAAAGAGAGTGGCTCTATCGAGTTCGGCTCCACCGAAACTACCGGACAGTTTATGTCTCGTGACGTGGAAGGTGTAGAGGAAGAAATCACGTATCTTGTCGGTTATGACAAAGCAGGCGAAACGACAAACAGAGACGCGCTATTCCAGGCTATTTTCGGTAAAGCGCACCCTGATGCCGGCACAACCACATCTACAACATCTGCATAAAAAGGGGTGGCGTAAATGAAAGTCATTTTATGCCAACCGGCGATCAAGCGTTTTGAGTGGGAACTAGAAGTATGTCTCACACGCTTGCAACAAATAGGGGTGACGGATATTGTCTTGCTTTTTACAAAGCAGGACAACCGCATCCCTTCTTTTTTTAAAGAAAATTACGGAGTAGATGTCCACTCATATAAGGATGAGCGCACCGACAAAGCTTATATACCGTCCATCAAACCTTATCTGTGGATGCGCTATCTGCAAGAAGACCCATCCAGGGAAAACGATACCTATTTTTATATAGATAGTGACGTATTAATCCGAGAAATGCCGACATCGAAGCCCACAGAAAGCACATGGGTAGCTTCTGACTGCCATCCCTACCTAAGTGTTGATTATATCGACAGCAAGGGAGAGGGACTTCTAAAGCGCATGTGTGATGTGGTGGGTGTGGATGAAGGATTAATCAGAGAAAAAGACCCTATTGGCGGGGCGCAGTGGTTATTGAAAAAGCCAACCTATGAATATTGGAAGAAAGTTTACAAGGACTCGGTGAATCTGTTCCGTTTTCTCACCAACGTAGAAGCTGAATATAAAAAGAAACATGATGCCAGTTATGTGCCAATCCAACGGTGGACAGCGGAAATGTGGGCGCAGCTATGGAACGTGCACCATTTCGGTAAAGAGGTAGAAGTGCCGAAAGAAATGGACTTCTCCTGGCCAACAAATGACATGAAACGGTATGAGGAAACAAAGATTTTCCACAATGCCGGCGTTACCAATGATAAAGAACTGTTTTTTAAAGGGAAATATACCAATCACACGCCTTTTGAAGATGATTTTAGTTACGTGCGACAGGATAAAGCATCCTACGCCTATGTAAAAGCAATACAGGAGGTGATGAGCATGGCGAAATATAAAGTAGTCGCAGGTTTCCGCGACAAGGAAACAGGAAAGGCATATGTGGAAAACGATACTTTCCCCAGACCCGCCAACAAGAAAGTGTCTGCGGAACGAATCAAAGAGCTATCATCTGAAAATAATAACGCAAAAAAAGTATTAATCAAAAAAGTGAAAGAGTAGGGTTGTTCCTGTTCTTTTTTTATTTATTAAAAGGAGGAATTTGATTATGGCTAATATGAAACGAAATATGATCCAATTGGTGAAAAATCCGGAAGAAGTTGAAAAGGGCGGAGAAGTGAAGCTGGACACTTACTGGACCCCGATGTTTTTACCTTTCTCTAAAGTCCGGGATGCTATCGGGATGCAGGCGGAACTTGATAAAGAAGGAATGGCGGAACTGGATATTATGGACCGTCTTGCCGATTTTGTCGCCAATGATATCTATGGTGCTCAGTTTACGAAAGATGATATTTACGACCGTCTCCACGCTCCCGACGGTGTAGAAGAATTGCAGAACCAAATCATGTTTGTGGCGCAAGGCGATCAATCCAGTGCAACAAAAAAGTTCCTGGAGAGCAAAAACTAACAGACGACGATTTCACGTATGAGAAGCAGCTTCAATACATGGACGATCTTGCAATGGATCTTATGAAAGAAGGCAAGGATATCAATGAAGTTTTGAAAATGCCTTTCCATTATGTAGTAGAAATCTTAAGAAAAGAACATGAACCGGAAGAAAGCAATTCCTTCTTCGACCTTTTATAAAGAAAGGCAGGTGAGAAAATGGCAGATCGCATTGAGGGTCTGAGCATCGGTTTAGATTTGGATAAAGCGGGGATAGACCGTAGCTTAACCGAGATCAAACGTAGCTTTAAAGGGCTTAATTCTACCGTAAAAACCAATGCAAATAATCTGAAATATGGAGAAAAATCCGTCTCCAATTATGAAAAAGCAGTAGCATCTCTCAACGAAGATGTGACCAAACAGCGGAAGAACGTTTCCGACCTGGCTGATAAGCACGCTAAAGCGGTAGAGGAACAGGGGCGTAACTCCAAAGCAGCGAACGATCTGGCTGGCGAATACAACAAACAGGCGGATAACTTAAACCGCATGGAGCGGCAACTCGAAAATACAACCGAAGATTTAAAGAAGATGAAAGAACAACAACGCATTGCCGCATCCGGATGGACGAAGCTGGGCGATAAAATGGAAAGCGCCGGCAGTAAACTGACGAACGTCGGCGACAAAATGAAAAACACCGGAAAAAGCATGGCTATGTTTGTTACGGCTCCTTTAATCGGATTAGGTGCGGCAGCTGTTAAAACAGGCATCGACTTTGATGACAGTATGGCAAAAGTGCAAGCGGTCTCCGGAGCAACAAGCGGAGACATGGAGCAATTGCGCAACAAGGCGAAAGAGATGGGGAAAACAACAAAATTTAGCGCAAGCGAATCAGCCGATGCCTTAAATTACATGGCATTAGCTGGCTTTGATACCAAACAGATGATGGGAGCTTTGCCGGGTGTGATGAACCTTGCAGCTGCATCGGGTGAAGATTTATCCAGTGTTTCGGATATCGTCACCGACTCCCTGTCTGCTTTTGGTTTGAAGGCGAAAGACTCTGCAAAAATGGCAGACGTGTTAGCGGCGACATCCGCCAATGCAAACACAGACGTCGCAGGTCTGGGTAATGCCTTCAAATATGTAGCTCCTGTTGCAGGGTCTTTAGGATTTACTATGCAGGACACCTCCAAAGCTATCGGACTTATGGCCAACAATGGTATCAAAGGAGAAAAAGCAGGTACAGCTCTACGTACCATGATGACAAACTTGGCTAAACCGACCAGTGCCATGAAAGATAAGATGCAGCAGCTTGGCATTTCGCTGACCAACAGCGAAGGTGAAATGAAAACATTTGATCAGATTATGCAGGAATTGCGTGGGTCGTTCTCCGGTCTATCCAAAGAACAACAGGCAAGTGCAGCGGCAACGATCTTTGGGAAGGAAGCAATGTCGGGTGCATTATCCGTCATCAATACATCCCAGGAAGATTACGACAAATTGAGCGGATCCATAAGCAAGTCAGAAGGTGCTGCTCAAAAAATGTCAGAAACGATGGAAGGACAGTTAGGCGGAACGCTCCGACGAATCAAGTCGGGACTGGAAGGATTTGCAATATCCATTTATGAAATCATGCGGCCGGCTCTTGAAAAAGGAGCGGAGAAAGTACAGCAGTTTGTAAACTGGCTTAACGATCTCAGCCCGAAATTTAAGATTGTTGCTTTGGCTGTTGCGGGTTTCGGTGCAGCTATCGGTCCTCTATTAGTAGCCGGGGGTCTGCTTGTAGGATTGCTCGGTAACATGATGACGGCACTTGCTCCTGTCGCACGAAGCATTGCAAAAGCAGGAGGGATGTTGAAATGGTTACGACTAGGATTGACAGCTCTGACCGGTCCAGTCGGAATCACCATAGGAATTATCGCATCGTTAGCTGCAGGCTTCACGCTCGCTTATAAAAAATCGGAAACCTTCCGTAACTTTATCAATCGTCTTATGTCAAAAATTAAGGAACTGGCACAGCAGGGACTAGCGAAACTGAAAGAAGCTTTAAAAGTCGTCGTTACTTTCTTCAAAGACCAGCTACAGGTGCTCCGTGAATTTTGGCGCAAGAACGAAGCGACTATTGTGGAGGCCCTTACCAATATAGGTAACATTGTCTCCAAAGTCATGAAGGCCATTTTCGCCGTTATCGATTTTGTAATGCCTGCCGTCCTCGCGCTGATCAAGTCGGTCTGGGGCAATATCAAGGGCGTTATATCAGGGGCACTAGACGTAATTATGGGGCTTGTAAAGGTTTTTGCAGGTCTTTTTACTGGCAATTTTTCCAAAATGTGGGAAGGTATCAAGCAGGTTTTCACAGGCGCACTACAAGGCATCTGGAACTTTGTTCAGTTGATGTTTTGGGGCAAACTCCTTAAAGGGGTTGTCTCGCTCGGCAAACTGCTCTTAAGCTCCTTCAAAGGCTCTTGGAAATCTATTCTTAACGCTATAACTGGATTTGTTAAAAACATTGTCAGCGGTGTCCGTAATCGCTTTTCTGCGATGGGTAGCTGGATAAGCAATACGTTCAGCAAACTCGGTCAAACGGTAGGCAATATTTGGTCATTTTTGAAAAATAGTGTCATCAACATCGTAAAAAATTTGGTCAGCGGAGCGAGAAATCGTTTCTCTAATTTTGTTTCACGGATCGGTGACATGTTCCGCGGTTTCTGGCAGACCGTAAAAAATATTTGGACTTCTTTGAAGGATGGGGTCGTCAATATTGTTCGCGGTTTGGTTCGCACGGTGCAGTACCGGATCAAAAAATTCCAGCATTTACTACGTTCGATTTTCCGTGCCATCCGTGACAAAGTCCAAAGCATCTGGACCAATTTGAAGGATAGAGTCGTCAGTACAGCCCAAAATTTAGTTGATACAGCGAAAAATAAATTTCAATCTTTTAAGGATAAAGTCGGGTCCATCTTCCGCGGTATCCGTGACAAAACGAAAGAATATGTTGGCAACATGGTACAGGCCGTCAAGGACATGCCAGGGCGCATGAAGGATGGTCTCGTCAAAATGGGTGGCAAAGTGAAATCCGGAGCCAAATCCATCGCTAACAAAATGGCAGAAGGACTCGGCAAAGGGGTCAACGGCGTTATTGACGGGGTGAACTGGGTCACAGGCAAACTCGGCATCAATGCAGATATCCCGAATTGGGACGTGCCGAAATATGCACACGGTACAGGAAAACATCCCGGCGGTGCTGCATGGGTCGGTGACGGCAAAGGCAGTAATGCCGGACGTGAGCTTATCAAGCATGGCAACGATTATGCATTAAGTCCGGACCGCCCGACATTGACCAACCTGCCAAAAGGCGCAGAGGTCTTATCTGCCAAAGAAACACGGAAAATCATCCCGGAATATGCTTTTGGTACGAATTTGTGGAGCGGAGCCAAAAACCTTGTCGGCAAAATCGGCAGCGGTATTAAAGCTGGAGCCAATGCCGTGAAGGACTGGACAGGGCAAGCATGGGATTATATGAAAAATCCTGGCAAGCTGCTGAATATCGCTCTGAACAAATTGGGTATTGAGATCCCTTCCACCGCATCAGCTATCGGTAAGATGGCCAAAGGCGGATTTAACACCGTCAAAGATAAAGCGATTGACTACATTAAAGACAAGATGAGCGGATTTGGTGGCGGCGGTACATCCGGCGGCGGTCGTATTAATGCAGGGCTTACGAAAACAAGTAGCTTTGGTATGCGATTCCACCCGATCCAAAAACGTTGGAAGCTCCACGGTGGGGATGACTACGGCGGACCAATGGGAACACCAATCCCTGCACAAACCGGCGGTCGTGTCAGCTATGCAGGATGGGGCGGTGGCTTTGGTAACTTAGTTAAAGTCGCCACAGGTGCTTTTGAGCATCTGTACGCTCACTTAAATAGTATCTCTGTACGTACCGGACAAATGATTAAACGCGGCTCTATCGTTGGCCGTTTGGGCACGACAGGTAACTCCACCGGTCCTCACCTACACTACGAGGTGCGGAAGAATGGTCGTGCGGTACGTCCGACGGCTAGTTATGCCACAGGCGGTCTGATTAAGAAGCAGGGCATGTATGAGCTTGCGGAAGAAGGACATCCGGAATATGTCATTCCGACGGACCCGAAACGCCGTACAGAAGCTATGAAGTTGCTTGCATTGGCTGGCAAAGACATTAATAGAACAGGAAGCAGAAATAAACGTCCATCCGAATTACGAAGCAGTAATGTAGGACAATCGGATAACAGATCCAATGAGATTATCGAGAAATTAAGCGAACAAGTGGAACTCTTAACGCAGCTTGTCCTCAAAGACAATAACGTCTATCTGGATGGGCGCTCAGTTGGAAGACAAATTGAACCTGCAGTTACAGAGTTTCAAAATCGCAACAGAGAAAGGAGGGACTAACATATGAGTTTACCTTCTATGACGTTTAATGGTCAGCGCAAGCCGTGGCTGATTTTAGAACGGGGGCGAACCAAATCCCCTTTTGCTCCCTTTGAACGACAAACGTTTTCCGTACCGGGAAAGAGGGGCGCTCATGTAACTGGAACAGATATTAAAATGCTCCGTATCAATCAGCCTATCGCTTTTTTATCTGATGATGGACTAACCGATGTGGAAAGATATAACGAACTGGCAGAGTGGTTGTATGCAGAAATGGTTCTGCCCTTACAGTTTGATGACGAACCTGGTCTCACTTATTTTGCCATGTTAGATGTTGCGCCGGAAAAGATTGAGAAAATAAGCCGATTGCGCAAAGGCACACTAACATTCCTCTGCCCGGACCCGTACAAATATGGGGAGGAAAAGAGAGAAACATTCACCGATGGTCACACCGTCATTAATGAAGGAAACGCAGAAACTCCTCCTGTCTTTCGTGCTACCGCCAAACAATCCGCAACGTTTATCGACATCGTAAAAGAAAACGGTGAATATATGCGGGTCGGTGATCCAGGCAGATTAGACCAAACGCCATATTCGCCATCCACAACAATACTGACGGAAAGCGGGGAGTCGTTAGTCGGGTGGACGGACGCTGGTTATGTTGATAACGGGTACGTCGGCGGGCAAATGATCGGAACCGTAGACGGCTTCCACCCGGATTCATACGGATTAGCGCAGGAACCGCACGGCTGGCAGGGTCCAGCGAAGAAACGCAGTCTCCCGGAACCCGTAGGCGACATCTTTTTTGAAGCCAATGTGCAGTTAAAAAACCTCGGCAACAGTAACGAAACAGGCATGATTGAAATTTACTTTCTCGATGCCAATAACAACACCGTGGCTAAAGTCGGGATTGAGGATGTATGGCGTGGCACAAATCGTGTACAGGGGAAAATGCAGCTCGGCCCGGATAACTCGGAACGATACGCTGATTATCATGATCTGCACAATGGGTGGAATAACTTTCAAGGTAAAATAGGTTTCTACCGCTACATGACCCCGGAAGGGCATTACATGATGCTCCCTTATTTCTCGTATAACGCAGATAACGGGGATTTTATTTACGTGTCTGATCGTCGCAGAATCATGGATTATGAGGACAAACACACCGCCGATATTACGCAAATACAAATTGCCATGAGAGCGTGGCCGGCAATTGGCGCAAGTGAAATGTATATGAAAGATATTGTGGTCAAAAAGACGAACAAACAACCGGGCGGCATCCCTTACATTGTCGAGCCGGGCGATGTCATCGAAGTAGACCACCAAAAAGCAGTCATCCGCATCAACGGCGAAGAGCGCACCGATCTTAAATATGATTTCGGTAGCGCTTATTTTGACTTAGACCCTGGGTATAACACACTCCACGTGTTTCCGGAGGGTGCGTATGACACAGAAATCACATGGCGCGATGCTTACAAATAAAGGAGTGAGACAATGGCAACGAATATGTTTAATGATATTGTCGATTTCAACGGACAGAAAATACTAGCCTTTCAACCGCAACACGAAGATGACACGCCGAACAATTTTCTTGTTACCGGCAAACGCAATCCTCTCCCCAGTGCTAACTATGTACAAAACAGTTCCGGTATATGGATCCCGCAGACCGGAGAAAATGGGGCGGCAGATACGAGGATTACGAACGAGACACTGGTGACTAAATCAAAAGACACCAACAAGACAGAAACGATAAAAGACACGATGATTGATCCAGGTGACACGCATTATTTTTGGGTTGCACGCGAAAATTACAAGAGTCTCCATTTCAGCATGCTTTTAAATGGATCGGATTTGACGAATTTCGAGGATGTAAGAGTTACTCATTCTTCTGGAAGTTCCATTTCTGCAACATCACGGGTTTTTCTAAAATCTTACCCATCCCCGGACTTGGAAAACTTATTCGATAAAGACAATTTAAGCTCCGTTAATATAGGCTTCACCACGAAAGACCCCTTCTATTTCAAAGATGGTTTTTTAGGTATAGGGTTTACAGTTCCTGCTGATGCACCGAGCGCAGTTGAGCTTAAAAACGTGTCCATTATAAAAAGTGAGACATGAAAAATGAATTAATCTTTATGCTAAGGAGGTGACACCATGCCACAAACGCAATTAGCTTCCATGTTCATCGGTCAACAGCCGAACACTGAGGTACAGCAACAGCGCAAACAACAACCGGCGCTCATCCACGTTTTAGATGGGCAGACAGATGAATTGTTGCTCGTCATCGGCAAAGATGTACCGTATTCCGAGGATATGCACACACGGGAGTTAAAGAATAACCTGGAGACGTTTGATTTTCACATCCCATCCAAAATCAACAAAAACCAATCGCAGATGACCACCAGCGGTCAGCGCACACAGTTAGCTTCTATGTTTATTGGGGGTAGCGGGGAAAATGTTTCCCGCCCTCCCGAAAAAGAGGTCAACAAACATGTCAAAGCAGGTAACAAGGCAGTCATCCCGGACGAGGATGGCTTTTTTCGTGAGTTGATTATCAATGAGACGGTACAAACGCACGAAGCGCTGGAAGTGTATTCGGTAGGCTCATTCACGGAGTTAAAAAAAGAAAAGCCTTTATACCCGCAAACGTACACCGGGGCGACATTAAACACCATGTTAGATGCTATTTTACACAGCACCGGCTGGCAACGGGGTATCACGGATTATTCCGGCACACAAAAGATTACATGGGATAGATATTACTCCCCGTTTGAGGCACTGCAGTTACTGCCGACCGCCTTTGATATTGAGTTGCGTTTTCGTATTGAGCAGGATGGTCCATATATCTACCGTTTCGTGGATGCCATACGCAAGCGAGGGCAAAACTCCGGCAAAGAGATTGTATCCGGCAAAGACTTGTTAAGCGCCGAAAGACGGGAACACACGAAAGACCAGGTAACAGCTTTGTTAGGTTTAGCACCGGAGAAAGAGGACGGCACACGGTTAGCTGTCGAAGTCACAGACGAAGATGCTCTACAAGTGTGGGGGCGCAACGGTCGTCACAAGTGGCAGGTCTACGAGCCGGAATCAGACAGGCAGGACATGACCATTGAGGAATTGGAGCGCTACACTCGCACCGAGTTAAACAAGCGCAAAGCATCTGCCATTGAATACAAAGTAACAGCACTCAACATTGCATCGGCATTTGGTCGTGCGCATGAACAGGTGTTTCTGGGAGACACAGCGAGAGTGAAGGTCACAGACTTTGACCCTCCCATCTATTTAGACTCCCGTATTATTGCGATTAAGTCTCCCATTAGCGACCGATCCAAAAAAGAATACACACTCGGAGAATTTATCGAATACAGCGAAAAAGAAATCGAGAAACTGCGCCAATCTCTGCTCGGCAAGATTGCCAACAAATCAAAAATCGTAGAGAGCAGTAATCCTCCTGCCGACACGTCTGCTACATGGATAGACGGGGATGCGATTAAACGCTATAACGACTTTACCGGCGAGTGGGAGAGTAAAGCGGATAAGACGGGCAGTCATACATCTTATGACACCAATCGTGTCAATAACGTACCGGCATCCAAAGTGACGGGCGATATACAAGATGCTCTTAATAAAGCATCGGATGCTCAATCCACCGCTGATGGTAAAATCACCTCCTTTTATCAGTCCAGCGAACCTGGCACGGCGCAAGAAGGGGATATATGGTACGACACCAACGATAACAACACACCTTACGTGTATCAGTCGGGGGCATGGCAAAACGCCAAAGACGGCGGCATTGCGGATGCTCTTAATAGTGCCGGAGATGCACAGGCGACAGCGGATAAAAAGGTTCAGACGTACTTTTCATCTACCGCACCTACTGCCGAAAGTGTGGGGGATTTGTGGTATGACAGCACCACCAATGAACTCAAACGCTGGAACGGGAGTAACTGGACCGCAAAAGTCTCTGACATTACAGGAGAACACACCTCCTATGACACCTACTATGTAGACGGAAAATCATCCAGCATGGTCAGAGAAGAAGCGAATCGGGGCGATGAAGCACGATCCCTGTTTAATCCGGACGGCACATTAAACACCTCCACGTTAGAGGGAACCATAAACGCTCTGCAGAATCAGATTGTGGCGAGTGGCAATTATGCCAATGCTCATGAGATTGTGGGCAAAGGGTTCTTGTTTGAGAACAACGACACCGAAAGTCCGGATTATGGAGCGCTTTATCTCGGACCTGGGTGGTTGATGATTGCCAACTCCAAAACAAATGGAGAGTGGGAATGGTCCACATTCGGCACAGGGTCCGGCTTCTCTGCTGATAAAATCACCGCCGGAACGATGCTCTTTAACCGTCTGATGGGTGGGGAGCTGATTGTCGGCGGTCCGTCCAATGGTAATGGGGTCTTTGTTGTGCGAGATGCCGAGGGTGAGAACGTTGCAGAACTGGACGCTTCCACCGGAGGATTTCAGGAACTCCGCATCGGGGATGTCTTATCATCCTCTGTCGTCAAAACAAACTATGACGATTACACCATCGAGATTAATCCGAGCAACGGGGATCTGTGGATGGATGGTGTTAATGCTATCCCTAAATATAATGAGGGCAACGTTACGATTAAGATTGTCGGCAGCAGCGGAAACACCTCGGAAAACGTCCTTGTGACCGGGTTTGTCGGCGGTGGCAGTATTACCTTTGATATACAGACGCCACGTCCAAAAATAGACGGCTCTTTCAAGGTTACAAGGAATATCAATCGTATTTATGTAAGCGGGTTTGATGTCAATGGCACAGAGTCTCCGTGTGTCCTTACCAATGCTTCCGCAGGCAGTCAGTTAGATGATATTGCGGCGTATTGTAACGGGCAAGACTTAGCTTTCGAAAATCAAAACGGAGCTGTCGTATTCAGTAACCTACAGGCTTATGACGTTAAGCGGTGTATACGATCGTCTTATGCTTCTCACTTAACTGTTATTGCATGTAAAGGATTCGGTGAGACGACAGGTATTGAAGCTCGTTTCGGGGGCATCATCACTGGCTATGGTACAGCGCCGGATAGCAGTTCTTACCCTACCTTTGAAGGCCAGGGAGGTAAAATACTTTCTACCTTCTCCCATGATGCCGGAAGCGCCACCATTCCACCACCGCCGGAGAAAACGAAACGCTTTAAAGCTATTGATGCCGGTGCATGGCGACCACAAGGTGGTTGGGCGAAAAATCAGCCATTACAAGGTGAGTGGTCCGGATATGGCTCTTACAAAGGACTATGGATATTCAGCGGTCTTGGTGCAGAGTTGCAAGGCAAAACGATAAAACGGATGCGGATTAAAGTGAAACGGGAAGCACGGGGCGGTTATTCGTCTGACGTGACCATCCGTTTCCGTACACACAATTACACATCCATCCCTGGAGGTGAACCGACATTAGGAAGCAACGTAGAACTCGGCAATTTCAAATGGGGCGAGGAAAGATGGGAAGGCATCCGATCCAGTCTCTTCTCGGCATTCGAGAACGGCAACGCCGAAGGTATCGGGATTTACGGCGGCGGTTACGCTTACATGAGTGCCGGAGCGGTATTGGAAGTAACGTATCAATAAAGGAGGAAATCATGTACACATTTATTATGTATGACGGCGATAAAGTATTAGACACGCAGGAATTTAATGAAAAGCCTGTCATCCGAGGTAACCAAATTGAGAGCGGTGTGTTCTCGGCAAAGGTGAAGAAAGATTTTATCATCATTGAGGGCAGATTTGACGGGGTGCTGGACACCTCCAAAGACATAAGCCATCTTTGCAAGCCGGCGGAGGAACAGGAAAAAGAGAGGGTAAATCGCCGAATTGATGAAGCGGAAACTACTATCTTTAATGTGTTGATGGAGGTAAGCATGATGAAAGGAAGTGGTAAAGATGGGTTATTATAATTTCGTTTTGAGTATGTGGCAACGTGGCAGAGTGACAAAAGAACAGGTAAAAACTTTAGTACCACACATGCTTACGCAGGAAGAATATGACGACATCATCAGTCATCCTCAAAATCATTAAAGGAGGTGATCCCGTGGGTAAACAAGGCCAATCCCGTAAAAAGAAAACGAACAAAGAATATGGCCGTCGTGGTAAGTATGCCAAAGGCAAGAAGAAGAAGAAATAAAAAATACAAACAGACTCCCTGCAAAAGCGGGGAGTTTATTTTACATTTATGTCGGAACCAGTAGGGGGTCAATGATGCCGGAAAACAAGGAGATGGAGGACGTGAAAGAATTCATGGGGGTGCTGATGGATGTGAAAGTTTCAATGGCAGAACTTAATGGCAAAGTCGATAAAATTATCAGCATCGAAGAAAAAGTGAATAACACTTACGATATCGCCAAAGGGACAGAACGTGTCGCCAAAGACAACAAAGCGATATTAGCTAAAAAAGCAGATGACGATGACTTGCAACGTCTCCAGAAAGATTTAAAACAAAAAGCGGATAAATCGGATGTTGAACGCATTGTAAAAGAAAAAGATAACTGGCAGAAAAACTTGCCAGCTTGGGCGGCGGTGATACTTTCACTCGTCGCTCTTTTAGTACCGTATTTATTAACGTAAAGGAGAGAAAAAATAATGGAAAATGAAATGATGACACAAGTTTTATTGTTTGCAACGGTAATTGGTCCATTTGTCGCAGGTGTGGTGGAGGTGGTCAAAAAGACCGTGTCTCTGCCTAAAAACTTTGTGCCACTGATCGCTTTAGTGGTCGGGGTAGGATTAGGTGCAGCTGCCGCTCCGTTTACAGACATGGAGTTAATGTTGAGGCTGTGGGCCGGTGCTGGAGCAGGTCTGATGGCGACGGGTCTGTTTGAAAACCTCAAACAGCGTCCTGGTAAAACAAAAGCTAAAAACAAAGATAATGATCTGTTTAACAATCAATAA